GATCCGGAGTTATTTTAGCTATTTCTGCGGCCGGAGTTTATTTTTTTTCTAATAGAAAGGCACGCAATAATTTGAATGAAGTTACGAACTACGCAAAAACATATTGGTTTGATAAATTCCAAGACGTTAATGGTACAATTTTGGACGTATTGACAAAAAATAAGTACAAAATTAAATTAAATGATGACTCAAAAACAGAAGTATTTGGATTTCGTGGTAAAACCTTAAAAAAATATGATATTAAGTTATTGCCTGGCGATAAAGTGAACCTATCTCTATATATAAATCGCGACAGTAAATATGTATACATAATTAATAGAATTATTTCACGGAATTAACCGAGTTTAAATATGAAACAAATAAATAATTTTTATTATTAATGCTCCATGTAAATTTGCAGGTTTTGTCTTGATATTTTATAATAAAAACTATAAAGCAAAAAATTGATATACAAATATATATTCTTATATATCAATAAGACATGTTTTCACCAGTAATTAAACTACCACTTGCAACTGTTTTAGACAAGCAAAATAATAAAGATAATAAATCTAAATATGAAGAACCAATATATAAGTTATATTTTGACGGATGCAGCAAAGGCAATCCTGGTCCAGGCGGCGCCGGCGCTGTTTTATATAAAGACGACCAAGAAATATGGTGTGATTCAGTGTTTGTAGGAAAACGGGTAACTAACAACCACTCAGAATACACTGGACTACTTATTGGACTTAATTACGTCGTAAATCACACACAAATAAAGTCGCTGTTAGTAAATGGAGATAGTCAGCTTGTCATCAAACAGATGCGAGGAGAATACAAAGTAAACTCAGCAAATTTATTAGAGTTGCACAATACTGTAAAAGCTCTGGCAAATAACTTGGACAAAATAGAATATGATCATGTTTACAGAAAGGATAACAAGAGAGCAGACGCTTTAAGCAACGAGGGACTGTTGAAAACTGTGGATTAATTTCAAGATCAAAATTAATTTTCAATTAATGATATATTTAATCTTGGATGAGGTTTGTATTTTAAAAAGTCTATTTGCTTTGTTGTCGTTGGAAATTCATCGCAACCGTAAATATCCTGCAACATGAGCCATTCAAAAAGTCCTCCCAAATAAATAAATACGTTTGAAAACCCCAACTTTGCGAGTTGATCGTATTTTTTATACACATTTTCGTCGCTAGAGTTGCGCCCATATATTAGTATTCTTATGCGTTTGCTTGAATACATGTGATGATTGATTATATGTTCTTCTTTTTGCGCCGGAACCGTGTTTACTATTAGACAACTTTGTTCCGACTCTGGAAGTGTATTAATTAGTAAATATATTTCTGGATTTTTGCATGCAGTCTGTATATCTTCAAAATTAATTTTTTGCATAGACTGAGAATTTCCCATGAATTTATTGTTAATTTGCATTTAAGCCATGAATTCAAATAAAATTTAACTAATCTATAATAACTCCTAAAATATTTGATACCACATCCACTAAAATGCGTTGCTCTTTTAATATAAATATTATTAATATATATATAATGCAAGGAAGCAAGAAAAATATTAGAGTTGCTATTTTAGGAATTGGTAATTGTTGCTCATCGTTGTATCAGGGGCTTCACTTTTATAAAAATAATACCGAATGTACGGGACTTATGAAAAAAGATATTGGTGGTTATTTAGTAGAAAATGTTGAAGTTGTTTTGGCGTTTGACGTTGACAAAAGAAAAGTTGGAAAGCCTCTAAAATATGCTATAGTAGAAAAACCCAATTGCACTCCATTGTTTCTTTCAATGGAAAAAATGGAAGATGGTCCAATAGTTAAAATGGGGACAATAATGGACGGAGTATGCGAAATAACCAACAGCAATACTTCTAATTTTTCACCCGATGAAACATTTATTTTATCCGATGAACCTGAAATAAAGAAAGAAGAGATGGTTTCTCTATTAATTGACAATAAAATAGATATTCTTATAAATTATTTGCCGGTGGGTTCTCAAAAAGCGACAGAATATTACGCAGAGTGTTGTATAGAATCTAAAACAAGTTTTTTAAATTGCATTCCCGTTTTTATTGCATCTGATCCCAGTTGGGAACAAAAATTCGTAGACGCGAATATTCCCATTATTGGAGATGACATGAAAAGTCAATTTGGTGCAAGCGTTTTATCCCAGATGATACAAGAACTAGCAATTCTGCGCGGTCATAAGGTAAAATGTCATATTCAAAGAAATATAGGAGGAAATACAGATTTTTTAAATATGACCGACAAATCAAGAGTACAAAGTAAAAAAATTTCTAAAGAAAATGTTTTAACCTCGCAAGACAAAATAAACAATGTTTCTTCTAACACATTTTTTCACGCAGGGCCATCTGAATATATTGCGTATTACAAAGACAATAAAATAGCCAACTTTCACGTAGAACTTGAAGGATTTATGGGGAGTCCTGTTGTATTGGACGCACAATTGTCGGTTTACGATAGCCCAAATAGTGCAGGCGTTGTCATTGACGCAATTCGTTATTTGAAAGTGGCGCGAGAACTGGGTTTGCGCGGAAGTTTAAGAGGACCTTCATCCTTTACTCAAAAATCTCCACCAGTTCAACAAACGTTGGCAAATTCTATTCAAGAATGCAATGACTTGGCGAATCGTAAAATAAATGACACGTTAAAACCACAAACCCAACATTACATTGTTGCTCAAAATTTAAATAAAAATTGAACTATATAACTTTTAATAAAAATGGAAGTAAATTAAACAATGCAGGAAGAACAAATTCAAACAAAAGAAGAAAAGCGTGTGGCAAATGCGCAAAAACGCCAAGAAGTTGCTTCAAAAAAAGCTCAAAAAAAGGCAGCTGAAGAGGAAGATTTTCAAAGAGTATTTACTGACTACAACAATGCAAACGAACGAGTCTGCATGTTGCGCGAACAAATTAATGGACCAATCACAATTACTGGTTCGTACGACAAAATACAAAAGCGACTTCAGGAAATGAAATGGATAATTGCAGATTTGAAAGGACGATTGGGTAGAGAGATGGTTGTTTTTAATCGTTGTAAAAGAATATACGATAACATTATTTATAAGAGAAATTTAGCTGCACAAGTAGTGATGTTGAAGCAAGATACAAGGAGATTGGTTTCTAATGAAAAGAAGTCTGCGAAAGAGAGCGCCATTGCATCCAATAAACGTCTTGATTTGAACAAGGTTTTATTACTGCCAGAAGTTCTTGTTGATATTATTGAATCCTATTTGCCATATGAAATTCGTACTGAAATGATTGAAGAGCGGTATAAGCCTTTTAAATTGATATCTAATAACCTATCATTGCTCACTCTTCGGTCATTTCTCATGCACATTTGCTCACAACCTACGTATTTTACTCTACTAACGGGTAAAGAAAAAAGCGATCAAATATATGATAGAACTGCTTGGAGCAGGTGGAAACCAGATTGGGCAAAGTTTTCAGAAAGGTCATACATTTTAAATAAACTCGTTCACACAATTCGCGTTTTCAAAGTTTTGAATCCAACGGCAGCATATAAATTTATCAGAATGCTCTGCATTTTGATAAAACATGATAAAAAATACAGAAACATTAAGCCAATAGTGAGATTAACGACAGTTCCCACGTAATTAGAAGTTTGAATAATAAAATTTGCATTTTATAATATATTATATTATAGTATAAAATGTTTGCGCTTGGTAACAGAAAAACAACTAAAAAGCTAGAAAATTTAGCAGTTTCTCAAAATATTATAAATACATTAAAACTTTATCAACAAAGCATTGCAACAAATGCGGCACGTTTAAAGGAAAAAATGAACGAAACAAAAAAAATAATAGAACAACAAAACACCGAATCATCAAAAGAAGAGACTGAAACTTGCAATAATTACGCAATAACTGCTGCGACTAATTCTCTTGCAAACAGTTACATTAATGCACCATCAATTGGGTTTAATGGAATTCAATTGTTGAGCCTATATAATATTCCTTCAATAAAACCATCTATATTGAGTAATAGTAATGAAATGGCAAAAAAGGTTAAAATTGCTATTATAATAGCGCATACATACCCAAAACTAAAAGACGACTTATATAGTTATTGGACTAGTCCATCAAACTTTGGACCTAATTCAACCCCACCAAATGTAACTATTTATACAACGCCGGGTGCGACAATAAATAGTAATTGGAGTGGTGAATCTTGTATGGACTTGCAGATCATATGTACAGTTAACCCCAACGCGGATATTTACGTTGTTGAAGCAAAATCAAGCGCAACTAAAGATTTGTTGAATGCTGTTAATTATGCTGAAAATAATATTCGCGCCGATGTATTATCAATGTCTTGGGGTGGTGATGATTCTGCTAGTTTTTCCGGGGCCGCATATTCTTCATATTTTTCCAATCCAAATATATGTTACTGTGCAGCTTCTGGTGACGCCAATTATGTTTCGTGGCCAGCAGTTTCATCAAATTGCGTTGCGGTGGGAGGGACAACATTGTTATGGACGCCGTCCGATATTTCTCCTGCTTCTAGAACAGAATTTACTTGGCCTAGCGCTGGATGTGGGTATTCAAAAAGCGTATTAAAACCAGCTTATCAAAATGCAGTTAATACTAGTTCAAAATATAGATGCATACCAGATTTAAGTTTAGTCTCAAACCCAGTAAGCGGTATTCACATCATTTGTGCCGGTAAATGGAATTGCATTGGAGGAACCTCTGCGGCAGCCCCTATTTTTGCCGGAATGTTATCTATAGCAAATCAGCAAAGATTTAATTCTGGAAAATCTGCGCTAACGACGACTTATCCAAAATTCCAAGTTCCTTCTAACAATGTTCAGCAATGTTTATATAACCCTGATTTATATAAATCCATGTTTGCTGATGTAGTTATTGGAACCTGCGTTGGTACTGGTGAAAATAGTCAAATAAAATTTAGCGCTGTGCAAAATTTTGATATTGCGACTGGTTTGGGTTCGCCAAATTGTGCGGTCATGTGCAATAATTTGTTCAATCTCTAAATATAAATTCGGACGGTGTAATTAGATATTAGTAATATTTTGTAATATCTAATTAAAATTTACAACAATCTCAACTTTTTCCTTCTTGATGCTCTTTGTCGCTGAAATAGACAATTCTTCTCTCTTCTTTCTAGTTTTGCAATTAGTATTCTCTATAATTTGTTCTTTGCGTTTGCTAGTGCTATTGCGACTATTCATATCCTTTTCTATTGTCTCATAATTATCTTCAATGTATTGAATTACCTTGTTTTCAAGTGTCCATTTGAAAAAATTCAGCTGACCAATAGTAGTCTCAATGCAGGAAGTTCCTTTATAAGGAATGCTTATTCTATCCCAACGACAAAACGGGTCAAAACGTTTCTTACTATACGCTTTTAATTTTAGCTTATAGTCAACATAAACCTTGAATCTTCGCAAGAACCCATTAGAATCTTGAAAATTATATAGGGTATAATATTTTTTAGCATAATTTGTTGCAAACCAATCAACAATTCTTAAGGAAATTTTTGATTCTCCTGTAATTATTTTTAGCATAGTATTCAGATTTTCTTCATCCTTATAAAAGTCCATCAAATTATTTAACAATAAATCATTTTGCGTTGTATATCCACTTGTCGCCATTATTAAGATACTTTGTTGTCTTTTTAAATACTTATCATCAAATTTTAATAAACAACGATTTTTTAAAATTTTTATATAATATAAATATATAATGGATTTGTCTAAACTTTGCACACCCGCGTTGGTTTACTTTGTCCTTGCCGCCATCAGCCTTGTTATTGCATTGTTCAAAAACTTTCAACTTATGAGTCTTATAACTAAGGGCATCTTTATTGCGGCCTGGACTTGGTTCTTGAACTTTTTATGTTCCAAGGGATACAAGGGTATCTCTTGGTTCTTAGTGTTGTTGCCATTTTTGCTTATGCTTGGCGTTTTTGTCATGGCTATGGAAGTCGTTAAGACTGCCTCCGCTTCAATGATCCCTGCCACCAATCCTGGACAAAGAGCCAGAGAGGCCATGGGAATGATGGGTAAACCCATGCAATAACTCAGCTTTCCTCTTTGAATTTCTCCCTTTCTAAGGAAGTGCTAATAGGCTTTAAAAAATTTTCTTGAACCATTACGTCTTCAATATAATTTCTTTGCATGAATGGATTCATGCCTATTTGCCCAACCATTTCTCTCTCCGCCATTTTATTATATGTATTCTCTCTCTTGTTCATAGGCTTATCTGGATTAACAAACACTTGTTGCTCTTCTAAACTCCAAACATCATTTTCAGATAATAGCGCTTGTTGAAGCGCAACGTTTGCATTTTGTTGTGGGTTGTCGTCATAATTAATTTGAGATTCAAATTGCGAAACATTGGTTGCGTTGTTTCTTCTAGCGCTTTTTT